TGAAAACATCGTCATCAGAGCGCATCAAGAAGGACATCGTTACGATTCCGACAACTGAAGCCTTGGACAGAATTAAGGATCTACGGCCCGTTGAGTTCTCAGCCAAGACAAACCCCAGCGATCTAGTGATAGACGACATGTGGGAGTTCAAGCGTTATAGGGGTTTCATCGCAGAAGAGGCGGCAACGGTCGATAAGGACTACGGTTTGTACAACTGGTGGAAGTCGAATGATCCTGATAGCGAGGACTATGACAAGGTGCTGCCCAGCCTCTCGTCTCTACAGAGGGAGTGGACTGATGAAGAGGTCGCTGCTTATTATGATCTTGATGAAGCAAGGCCGCAGATGTTTGATCTGCATGCTATTTTGGCTGATTCTGTAGGGGCTATACAAGAACTATCAAACAAATTAGAGGCTGCAGAGGCCAGATTGGCTGCTTTGGAAGCCTAATAATGGTATAATGGAGATGTCATGGGATATAACACTTATTCTACTGTAAGTTGGAGCGACGGCACTCCAATAACGTCAGATCGTTTACAGCAAATGTCGTCAAATTCTGAGGCGATCAAGACTACTACGGATGAGTATGCTCAGGGCCTTTTGGCTCATCAGGAGTATGGTACGTCTGGTTCTGCCATTACAGATACTAGTGCGGATAAGGTTATTGGGCTTGATAGTTCTAGTTCTTGGGATAATAGTGGAGATAATAGAGTAACAATTGGAGCCAATAGATGGCTTAAGATAACCTTTAGCATTTCTGGGGTTGAGTTTACTGATCTTGCTAACGGAGCGATTGGAGCTGGGTACTATTTTAAGTTAGTTGAAGGTACGGCCAGTTCAGATACTACTGTGGCGCAGTGGTATTTTGCAACACCGGATGAGGATGCTTCAGACATGAAAACTACTGGAGGTGCTTATACTGTAATGTTGGATAGCGGCGCTACGGGCAAAACGAACGTTGCGTATACAGTATTCATGTCTAGAGAAAGTGGCGCTACTTCGTACAAAACTCTGGCTTCGAGTACCTCTAAGAAGCAATTGTTTGCTGAAGACTGTGGCAAGAAGGTCTAAGCAACTTCCCTCTCAGAGGGGAGAGATTGATTGGCGTGTTGACCATTATTTTGACGGGTCTGCTAATCCAAATTTTGGCGGGGGTAAGTATGTGGATGATAAAGGTTACGTAAGGGTTTTGCGTCCAGATCATCCTAACGATATTTGCGGCTATGTGTATGAGCATCGTGTAGTTATGGAAGATTTTTTACAGAGATACCTGGAGAGTTGGGAGACCGTGCATCATATTAACGAAGAAAAATTGGACAATCGGATAACCAATTTGTATCTGTGTACCGCTCAGGAGCATACTGCTATTCATAGCGAAGGCAGGCGTTTGACTTGGAAGCATAAGGACAAGTTGAGGGAGACAGCGAGCAAGACTGCTGAGAAGCGTCGGGGGCGTAAGGTGGTGAAGCGTGACCTCTCAGGGAAATCTGCCCTAGGTCCGCGTTCCGCGTCGAACGACGGTGTATGATGGTCTGAAGCCATTCACGGAGGACGTATGAAGGTATGTGAGGCAGCGGGGTGTGGAATCAAGTTCATCCCCAATGTACATAATCAAAAATATGCAGATCCTAGATGTAGGAAAGATCTTGACGCCTGCGAGGGCGAGAAGATTTGCCGCTTTAGGCTCGAGTCAGGAGATTTCCCTGTGGAAACAGACCCACTTAGTGGTGATAAGTACGATAACGATTACGAACTTAGAGCCGCTTATAACAAGTTAGTAACAGAATATAATAAAGTTAAAGATAAGAAAGATGATCTTGCTGGTGCAATTTATGAAGCGGTGAAAGATGAAATTTCAACGCTGTCTTTGCCTGATGTTCCTGCTCCAAAGAAGGATAGGAGAACTAAGGGGGAAGAGGTTGCAGTAGCGGTCTTAGCGGATTGGCAACTCGCTAAGGTGACTCCAGATTACGATTCTTCCGTTTGTGAAGAAAGAATCCAGAAGTTTGCGGAAAAAGTCGTACATCTGACTAACATTCAAAGAGAGAATCATCCAGTTAAGAAGTTGCATGTTTGGGCACTGGGTGACATTGTTGAAGGAGAGTTGATTTTTCCAGGGCAATCGTTTTTAATTGATGGTGGCTTGTATAGGCAAGTTACGGTTGATGGCCCGAGGATTATGGCAACGTTCCTTAGGACAATGCTTGAAAATTTTGAGTCCGTTCATGTTTCTGGCGTTATTGGCAATCATGGTGCCATAGGCGGTAGGGCAAGGAAGGATCATGATCCCGAAACAAATGCCGACCGAATGCTTTATAGGATTATAAGTCTAATGTTTGAATCTGAACCAAGGATTACATTTGACATTCCTGACGGGCACGGGGAGCGAAATTGGTATACGGTAGACAGAATCGGGAATTATAGTTGTCTACTGTGTCATGGCGACCAGTTCAGGTCTTTTGGTTCGTTTTATCCGTTCCAGAAGAAGATATATGGCTGGAAAGTTGGGGCTGTCCAAGAAGAATTTCAAGATGTTTTCTGTGGACACTGGCATACTCCTACAAAGATGACGTTTAATACTGTTCAATGTAGGGTTGCTGGAAGCCCTGAGTCTACTAATACATATGCTATGGAATCACTGGCTGCTATTGGCAGACCATCTCAGCATTTACAGTTTGTGCATCCTGAAAATGGGATTGTCACGGCTGAATATACGTGCTGGCTAGATTAAAGGAGAAAAAATGTTAAATTCAACTTTTATTAAGGATGCTCTTGAGAGGGCTATCTGGACTGCAGCTCAGGCTTTTCTTGCTGTCTTTACTGTTGGCGATATGGCCAGCGCGAAGGCTGCGGGTGTCGCTGCTGTTGGTGCCGGAATATCTGTTCTGAAGAGTGTTGTTGCAACTCAGGTTGGCGAAAGCGGCACTGCTGCTACCTTACCAAAGGGTTAAAAATGGAAAAGGCTAGTATTTTTTGCAAAAAGTGCAATGGCAGGGTACTTGCTAGTGAGGTACCTGGGTATCCGTACATTGATCTAACTTGTTTAGGTTGTGGATGGTCAAGAGACGTTCCTAAAGATGTATGGGCTAATGCAACTAAGGCTAGCCTAAGACAAATAGTAGATAAGGCTGACAAACTTGAATTTTAAAGTTTCGCCAAATAAGGTATATTCTTATGGGCCTGATTTGGTGAAAGTTTTGTCTATTCATAAAAAATTTAATAAAGTTAAAATAAAACAACTGGCTTCGGGAGATATCCTCGAGATACCATTAGATAATGCGTATCTATTCTTGAAGCGAGTTTATACGATAGGGGAAGTGGCCAAGATTGTTCAGAGGAAACCTGATACAATCAGGAGGTATGAGCGTCTTGGCCACTTATCCCCACCAGAGCGGGTTGGTGGGGGTTCCGGTTTAAAGAATTGGCGAGTGTATACGCAAGATGACGTTGCGGATGTGCTATCATTCTTTTCGGAGCGGAAGCCTCCGGGGCGCCCGCCTAAGAAAAATATAACCAGTAGAGAACTCAGGTCCAGAATAAGAGACTTGAGTGCAAAGAGCAAAAGAGCATTGGAGAATTTCAATGAGTGATAATCATAAAGATGGTAAGATTTGGGTGTCATTGGGCATTACGAAGAATCTAGGGAATTATGAGTCCCTGAGATTGGATGCTGGCGCAGAGGTTAGGACTGATGCCTTTGATAACAATACGTTATGGGCACAACTGTGGCAGAAGGTTGACGAGCAGATTGAGGAAAAGCTTTCCGAGTTAGATAAGGAATAGGCATGCCGAATTTGGACGGGGCTTTATGTAGAGGAAATGCCCGTGAAAATTATTGGCTGAGTTACGTTGAGGCAGAGGTCGAGTGTGCCAAAAGCATTTGTATGGAATGCCCAGTTATATCGGAATGTGCTTTACTGATGATGATGCAGTATGCCGAAGGTGACATACCGGTAGGTGTTTTTGCCGGAACCAGTGAATTTGATAGGCTTGAATCCTTGTGGAAGGAGGTTGGAGATGGCAAAGAAAGTAACTGGTCAGGATTTGATAGCCTTATTCCAGAAGGAATGTGATAAACACGGTAAGTTGTTTGTACCGGACCCTCCAAGGCAAGAGCAAGTCGCAAAGAGTTTGGTTGATCATTTCAATTACAAAGATCTAGAGCCTGCTGTTGCTAAGTTTGTTGTGGATACTTATGGTGCGATTTTAGT